CAACCTTGATATTACATCGAGTGATGACTTTCCGTTATCATTAAGTTTTCAGAACTTTGATGTAAGGGATTTCAACTCTCGTAGCGGTAGTTTTAGTAAGACATTTGTAGTTCCTGCTACAAGAAGAAACAATAGGCTGTTTAATCACATATACAAAGAGGGTAATGTAGATTCTAAAAATGTCCGTAAAGACATCCCATCAACTATATATTCAGACAACATACCTATAATAAGTGGTGTTTTAAGATTCTCTAAGATTACGAAGAATACAGATGTGTTGGAATATGAATGTACTTTTCTTGGAGATAATATGGATTGGGCATCTAAAATTAAAAACCTAGACCTTAATGAGTTGAGGTTTAGTAATATTTCATATACTCAATACCCCCCTATATCTGAAGGAAACTACACTTTTGAAAATATTATTCCCTTAGCTAATAACGCAAGTGACTATACTAACTTCTCAAATACAGTAGATGGGCTTCACTATCCTTTGGCTTCATACGGAGAAGGTGTTAGCTCAAGACCACAAGTAACAGAAGGAGATTTTGCACCTGCATTTTACCTAAAGAATATTTGGGATAAGATATTTAGGGCACAAGGATATACTGTTGATAGCGAGTTTTGTAATAGTGATTATTTTAAATCCCTTATAGTTCCTTTTGATTTTGAAGCTAAAGCAGAACAAGCAAACTTCAAGTATGGCAAGATAGAGAAAACAGACGGATATTCTCAATTAGCATCTTTATTTGCTTCGGCAACCACACCATCATTAGAAGTTGATTCCATAGGAAATATGGAAACAATTAGACGAACAGGTAAAATAGGCACAGGAGATTATACAGGTCAACTAGCCAAGTTTGCTTTTAGGGGTGATTCTGTTATTGACGATGCAGAAACCAACACTCCTGCTATATCAGACGGTAATGTGCAACAAGGTCAAAGTGGAGAGTATTCTATACTTGTTAAAAATTTAGGAGGAACGCATACTTTAAATTGGAATGTAACAGCTAGATTCTTTGCTGATAGCGGTGATGATGGTGGTGTGTTTACTGCTAGAGGTGAGGTATGGGAAATCGCAGATGATGATGATGATACTGATATTTACGCAGCCGAAGCAGCAGGTGGAGAATTAAACGGATACAAAAAACTATGGCAACAAGAATTTGCTAGGAACTTTTCAGACAACTACGATGTCGATATTACTTGGGATGATACATTAGATATTGTTAGTAGCGGAGCTTCTAGGTATATATTTTGTATTCAAGTAGAGAGAAAAGGTGTTCTTACATCAGGAAGAACGGTGGACTTTGGATATAAAAGCGGAACTTTTGAAATAGCAGGTTCATCAGAAATATCTATTGGAGATAGCTTGAATGACATTCATTTCTTTATTCCTGATGGAAAGCAGTCTGATTTTGTTTCAGGTGTTGCCCAAATGTTTAACTTACAATTTCAAACCGATGCTATAAATAAAATAGTAAAGGTTGAGCCATACGATTACTTTTACCAAAGCACATCTCAAGCAAAGAATTGGACAAACAAGATAGACTACTCTAAAGATATAAAAGACGAGTTTATATATGATATAAAGTCAGAGCTTATATTCAAATACAAGGATGCTTCAGACGATGCTATGCTAGACAGGTATAATAAAAAAACACCTACGGATTGGGGTGCTTATAGAGAGGTTGATGATGGTAATATATTTACAGATGGAACTTATGTCGTAGAAAATAAATACTTTTCACCTACATTTAATTATTCTGAACCTGACTATGTAGATAGAGAATCGGGTAGTACTGCTCACGATATAAAAAGAAGTCCTGTTATACCTATGTACTTTTCAGAGTTCTCAAACCTAGAGTTCCCTAGATTTGTAGATAGAGGTGAGAAAAACTTTGGAATTGGTGCTAGGGTTCTGATTACCATACCTGTTGATAGTGGCAACATACAATATATGACAACAGGCTTGACTAACAATATGACATCAGGATATTCCTATCGTACAGATGGAGAAATAGAAACATCAAACTCTTTTAATGATAAGTTTTGTAGAGCTTGTTTTATACATCACGCATTCTGCACTATACCTTATTCATCTGCGCCATCAGATGCTGATTGGTCATCTTTGACAAGTGGAGAGCTAGACACCATATACAATAGTAGGGCGAAGCTAAGTATAGGAACTTATAATGGAACGGAAGTGTTTTTAGACCCTAACCTATCTTTTAATGATGTTTACCTTACAACTGCTGATATACTAGATGGACACGACACTAAGATTGATTTTAGAGGGTTGTATCATAGCTTTTACAATAAGATGGTTAATCAGCTAAAGCAGAAGCCTAGAATTAGAAATATTCATCTAAACTTAACACAAGCCGACATAGCGTCTTTAGATTTTACAAAACTTATATTTTTAGATGGTGTGTATTATAGGCTAAATAAGATTATAGATTTCAAACCTCATCTTAAACAATCAACTAAAGTTGAGTTGGTCGAATATTTTGAATTGGGTAAAGATAGCTTATTGCAAGGAGATAAATTTAGTTGGGAAAAAATAAACGATAAATTCTAATGATAGCAAAAACATTCAACATAAGGAAAGATAAAGAGCTAACCAATAGAGTTTACTGCACTATTGATGGTGTACTAACACCTGTTGTATATAAGGCTTTAGAAACGGACTATATAACGTACACAGACCTTTATGTTACCAATGAAAAAAGAATAGCGCAACAATCATCATTAACAAAGGCTTCATCTTTGTCTAAATCATTTAAAGAGGTGGTTGGCTCATCAGAGGTAAAGGTTAACCCTATTTGTGTTTTTGATTATCATAGTAAGATAAAAGAAAGCAGTAATAAGGTTAGCTATTGGTGGAGTTCTTATGGTTCTACATATTTTTCTCAACTAACAGCAGAGTTTCAACCCGTAATAGGTCGTTTTGGTGCAGGTGTCAATGGTGCTTCTCCAATTTACTTTTTCGATAAAAGTTTCCTAACACTATCCGATAACATTACTTTATCGGGAGATTTTACAGTATTTTTATATGTAGAGCCAATACCCGAAGTTGCAAATGTTCACACTAATCATAGGTTTTTGGGAAAGAGTGATGATGCTGATATGTACTTTTCAATAGGTGAATATTCAAACAGGTCTTACAGCCTTAGCTTTTCATCATCAAGTAGTGTAGATGTAAGTGTAACGGGTTTGTATTGGAAGCCAACAGCAAAAAGACTATTGATAACACTACAAAGAAGCGGTACTGCTCTTTATATAAGGGAGAATGGGGTTCAGGTAGCTTCTGAAACTACACCTATAACAGACTTTACATTTAATCAGTTTGGAAGAATAGGTGGTGTAACATCTCCAACATACAATGGTTCTTTGATTCACTTCTCGGCTTATAATGGCTTTTTAGATAGCAGCCTTGAAACTGTTGAGAATGCTATAATAAAATCAGCACAAAAAGCTAAGGGATAATGAAAGATATACTAAAGACATTCGACAGAGCAATCAATAAGGTTGGCAAGAGGTTTGTAGAAAGAATACAACAAGAGCTTGTTGACCAAAACCATATTGCATCAGGACATATGCACGACACTATGCACTACTCATTAGATGAGGGCAATAACTATGTCGAACTAATAATTCAATCCAAAGCAGACTATGTAAGAGAAGTCAACGAAGGTCAAAGACCTTTTGATTGGGATGTATCTGAGATAATGAATTGGATGGATGATAAGGACAAGAATGGCACAATGCAAGGGAAGGAGTTTCCAAGTGGAGCAAAAGAAAGATTAGAGATAGCTTATCTGATTGCAGATGCAATATCAAGAGAAGGCACTCCAACAAGAGAGAGTAATAGTTATTCAAATAATAAACATAGAAAACATTTTATTGAAAGAGTAGTAAAGGCTTACGAAAAAGATTTTACAAACGATATACATAAATCAATATCAACAGATATACATAACATATTTAAACAATTACCAAAACAAGTATAATGGCGAAGAAGCAACAAACAGTACATCAGATTAAAATACTAGGTCTTAAAGACATTAAGGCTTTAAATGTTGAGATAAGTAAGTTAGCAGGTAACTATGAGGAATTAAAAGAAGGCTCAGGCGGTGCAGGGGATGGGTTAGAGAAAGTAACCAAAAAAGCTAAAAAGTCATCTAATATTTTTGATAAATTTGGAAAAGATGCTTTGAAAGCAACAACAGCTTTAATAGCCTTTAATAAAATATCAAAGATATTAACAGAGCAGATGAACAAAGCTGTTGATGTATTTAAGGGTTATGAATTTGAGATGCAAAAAGTTAGAGCTATATCAGGTGCTAATGAAAAAGAGTTTAGAAAACTTGATAAAACAGCACAAGCACTTGGTCGTTCTACATTCTTTACAGCACAACAAGTAGCATCATTACAGCTAAACTTCTCTAAACTTGGGTTTACATCAGCAGAAGTGTTAAAAGTTCAAGAAGCAGCTTTAGTTGGCGCAACAGCAACAGGTGAGGACTTGGCAAGAACAGCAACAGTAATTGGCTCTACCGTTAGAGGTTTTGGTTTAGATGCTAGTGAGGGAGCAAGAGTAGCCGATGTTATGGCTGCTTCATTTACAAGTTCAGCATTAACTCTTGAGAAGTTCCAAACATCAATGACAAAGGTTTCTCCTGTTGCGAAACTGCTAGGTATGGACTTAGAGGAAACTACTGCTGTTATGGGTGTGCTTACAGATGCAGGTATTGAAGCATCTATTGCAGGTACATCACTTCGTAATATATTCCTTAAACTTGGTGACCCTTCATCTGACCTAGCTAAGTCTATTGGCTTTACTGTAAACTCAGGAGAGGATATGGTTAAGGAATTTAGAAGAATGAGAGATGAGGGTGTTAATGTAGAGAAGATGCTTAAAGTTGTTGATGTAAGGCAGGTAGCTGCAATATCTACTATGATTGAGCATATTGACAAGATAGAAAGTCAGACAGAAGCATTTAGAAATTCAACAGGTGCAGCACAAGATATGGCTAACATTATTCAAGCATCTCTACAAGGTGCTACGCTAAGGTTTAATTCAGCTCTTGATGGATTAAGAATTGTTTTAGTAGAAAAAATAGCTCCTGCAATAACATCAACAATGAATGCACTAGCTAAATTTTTTAACATAATCGCTAAAGGAGCAGAAACTCCAATGTCTGAAATGCTTGAGCAAGACAGGATAAAATTAAGGCAGTATGAAATTCAACTAAAAAGCTCTAACACATCTCAAGAAGATAGAGTTAAAATAATAAAAGAGCTTAAAAGATTATACCCTGATTATTTAAAAGATATAGATGCTGAAAAAGCTACAAACGAGCAGTTAACAACAGCTTTAAAAAATGTAAACGACCAACTTGCTAATAAAATACTATTACAAAGAGAAAACGAAAAGATAGCAGAACAGGCAGAAAAACAAGCCGACAGGCAACAAAAACTTTTTGATAGAGAAGATGTATTAGAAGAGTTAATGGGCAAACTTGTTGATGCAGAAGGGTTTGTAATTAAAGAAAATGTCAGCCTTATAGAACAAGGAGAAAATATAATTGCACAATTACAAGAAAGTTATAGAAAACAAAATATTGGTGGTCGACCACAAGAGCTTAGAGATGTTGAAGATGCTGTAAAGTTTTTAGCAAAAGCTGAGGAAAAATATAATAGAGAAGTTGAAAAAGGGGTAAGCCTTACAGAGGCGAGAAAAAAACTAATGGATAGGTTAGGTATTAAGCCTGAAGATGTAACTACTACCACAACATCGGTAACACCAAAAGAATCAACTTTAACGGGCGATGATGATGGTCTTGGGTTAATTGACCCAACAACAGAAATTACAAATGTAGAAAGCACTCTGCAAATTATAAATGATTTGAAGTTTAAGTTTCAGCAAGATTATATTGATGGCACAATAAAAAATGAACAAGACTTTAACGACAAGATGCTAGAAATGCAAATCAAAACGCTTACTGAAGCATTAGCTTTTGATAAATTAACAGTTGACGAAAGAATTAGGTTAACAGATATGCTTCATAAAGCAAAGATGCAGCAATCAAAAGATGAGCAAAAAGTAGAGATTGACCGTATCAAGCAAATGAAAGATACGGGTAAGCTATTAATGCAAATTGGTGAGCAAGAAGGTAAAAATAGTAAGATAAGAGCAATAGGAATTAAAATTACACAAGCTGCTGCTATTGCTGAAGGCATAAAAGGATTGACTGATGCAAGTTCAGGTATTGCTGCACAATCAAAACTTTTATTTCCTCAAAACATTATAGCTATGGCTGCTACTGCTGCACAGGTAGCTTCTGTAATAGCTAATATAAAAGGATTAATAGGCGGAGGTGGCGGAGGTCAAGCATCATCTGATGGTGAAGCAGAGTTCTTTGCTGACGGTGGTCTTACAAAAGGCGGTATGTTTCAAGGTAACTCACACGCTAATGGCGGTGTTAAGTTTAGAGTTGGTGGTAGAATACACGAAGCAGAAGGTGGTGAAGCAATTATCAACAAGAAATCAACAAGTATGTTTAGACCTATGCTATCAGCTATAAACAGCTACAATGGCAATGGTGTTAAGTTTGCTGATGGTGGTTTGCTCAATAGTGGAGAGAAGTTTGCTATGGGTGGAGAGTTGAGGTCAGCACAGCAATTAGTAAGCGGAGGAATAGGGAGTTCTAAAGTTGTAATCGTAGAAAGTGATATGACAGATGTGCAGAATAGAATATCTGCTATTGAAAGTCAAGCTACTTTTTAGTATATTTGCGTATGATAAGACAGAATGATGCTGATATTGTTAATGAGTTTATAGAACTTATATACAATGAAGTGAAGGCACGATACTCTGAGGAAGCAGGAATAAAGAATGTCCTGAGCCATCTATCAGAGAAAGGTCTTATCGAGCCAAGAAAGCTAAGGGATTATATGATAATAAAAGATTTTGATTTGATATTGGAATCTAATGGCAATAACTACACATTCACTTATATGGACATATCCATTAAGTACGATGTGTCAGAGAGAACCATACAAAATATAATCTACAAACACAAGCGCAAGTTCAATAAAGATTACAACATTAGGTGATTACCCCATTTCTGCGAAAGATATGATACATTAATTATTAAATTTGCAAAATGAACAAATGGTATTCAATAGAAAACAAAGCAGATAACGCTGTAGAAATATCCATCTATGATGAGATAGGTGACTACGGAACATCTGCTAAGAACTTTATAGAAGAAGTAAAGGCTGTTGGAACAAAAGACATCACGCTAAGAATCAACTCAGTTGGTGGTAGTGTATTTGATGGTCTTGCTATTTACAACACTTTACGTTCTCACAATGGGTATGTAAAAATAAAGATTGAAGGTTTGGCTGCTTCTATATCTACTGTCATAGCAATGGCAGGGGATAACATAGAGATGTCCGAAAATGGATTCTTTATGATACACAACCCATTTGGACAATCGGCAGGAGAAGCAGGAGATATGCGTAAAACTGCTGACTTACTTGATAAGATTAAGAATGAAATTATCGAGATATATTCTAAGAAATCCAACCTAACGGTGCAGGAGCTTTCGGATATGATGGATAAGGAAACTTGGTTGTCAAGTGAAGAAGCAATCGAATATGGGTTTGTAGATACAATTACTGCTCCTATGAAAGTTGCTGCATCTTTTGACCTTTCTAAATTTACTAACGTGAACGAGAAAGAGGTCAATGATAAATTGAAATTAAATAATAATAATAAATCATTTAAAATGACTGAAGAATTAAAAACTTGGTTCAATGGTGTTAAAGAAGAAATCTTAAACGCTGTTAAAGGAGAGAATGTTTCTACTCCTGCTGAAGAAGTTTCTCTTTCTATTTCTGACAATGATGTTATCGTTAACAAGCTAGAAGAACTAGAAGAAAACGCTAACTCACTTCGTGAAGAAAAAGAAGAATTAGCAGGTCTTGTTGGTGAAAAAGAAAGCACTATTGCTGACTTAACTAACAAAGTATCTGAGATGGAAACTAAATTAGCTAAATTAGAAGCTACTGAAACTAACGTAGAAGTAGAAAGCGACCCATCTATCAACGAAAACGATGTTGTGGTTAACGCTTGGGATGCTTTTGCTAAATCAATTTTAAAATAATTAATAAATAATATAATATGGCTTTACAATTAACAAGTTTACCTACTGTTGAGCAGTATGATGTAAACAGAGCAATCATCCAACCTATCTTTATGGGTCAGGATTATATGCAATATATGGAAGTACTACCTAACATTAAAGGTACTACTGTGATTGACAAATTCAATCAACTAGGAAAGATTACAAAGGCTTTCACAAACGGTGCTTTTTCTGCTGAAGCTGATGCAGACCAAGGTGCTACAATCACAATTACTCCTTCTCGTGTAGAAGCTGAAATTGAGTTTAGAGCAAACGAACTTTTCAATAAGATGAAAGGTCAGTTAATGCGTGACGGACACGAGTTCGACAATGTTGATGGTTCTGTTGTTAAGAATATCCTTCTTGACTTAATCGGACAAGGTGTAAAAGCTGACTTCAATCGTCAACTATGGTTGTCGGATGTTGCTGAAGCTGATGCTCACTATGGTATCTATGATGGTATCTTCCAAGCTGCTCGTGAAGCAGGTGCAACAGCATTAACAAGAGAGTATGCAGGTCTTACTACACAAGCTGATGATGCTATCTTAGTAGCAGGTAATGGTCTTAAAATTATGCAAGGTCTTTACGATTCAGCTTCTCCTGAGTTGTTAGAAGCAGGAAACCACGTTTTCTTTGTATCAGGTGATATTGCTGATGACTATATGGCATCAACTTTAGAATCTTCTAACTTTGCAGCGGCAGGTTATGGTGCGTTGGTAAATGGT